CTGCGTTGAATGGTTCACTCTCGTCTTCCATCACGACACCTTCAGTGGTGCTGCCTACGCATCGTACCCGGTCGTTCTTCTCGAAGAGAGCAATCTCGGTGACTATTTTGATAGTGCGCATGGTTATCCCAGCCGGTGTCGGTCTTGGGTGAATGGCTTGTAGCGTCTCTCTGCGTGTGTCATAAGAGAGAACACGACACCCAGTATCAGGAAGGCTGCCACTTTCCACCATGCATAGTCGTAATCCTGCTGCACAGTGACCAAGTTGGCGAGGTTGACAAAGCACATGCCACCCGCGCAAAAGGTCAGAATATGGAAGAAAACTACCGAAAAAGGATGCATTTTGATTACCCCATAAGTTGTGTGGTATGTAGCTTTGTTACCAATTGTGTTGTGTGTACGCAATAAGTGTGAGTATTTTTGTCACCTTGTCACCTCGTACTGTCACCTTATGAACTACATAAGGACCATACTGTAAGTCATTGATCCCTATAGCTGATGTTGCCGCTTGTCACCTTGTCACCTCTTCATTTATGTAAATTGAAAGGAGTAGTATAGTAGTGCATGTGTGACAATATAAGCAAAGCCTTAAGTATCCTTTCGGGCTCAGGGTATGAGGTGACATGGTGACAAATCACCGTTCTGTGGCTTTAATAAGATATGGATCAGGGACTTGGGTGTCTGTCACCTCGTTCTTGATGAGGTGACATGAGGTGACAACCCCACTGTGTTGCCCCGGCCCTGAAGTAATAAAGCCCCGAGCTCCGAAGAGCCCGGGTGACTACCTTGGAGAGTAGTTTAGAAAAGAGCACTGACCAGCCTGTTGCCAGCCAGTGCTCAGGTCTAACATACCCGCTTATGCAAGTACTGGGGTGGAGCCTTCATGAGCCGCAGTGGCAGTATCTTCTGCCTTCTGTATCTCAATCTCCAGATCCCTGCGCCATGCGACAGCGAAATCATCCGCTTCGTTCATGATCGCATCGAAGGCCTTGATGTTGCCCACCAAGTGTGCCTTCTTACTCTTCCGACGGTTGTTCTTGAAGAGACCCTTGCTGCGTTCGGCATAGACTTCAGCCTTTTCAGCAATCTTCTCCATCGTCGATACTGCATTCCAGCCAGTGAAGAAGAATCCCTCGGTGAATTCACCAGTCGTACGGGTCTTCAGCTCCTTGAGAGCCTCATCACCGTGCTTCATAGCGCGTTCAGTGTCGGAATCAGCAACACCATCGAGGTCAGCAGCTGCCTCTTCGATAGTAATGCCCATCATCTCTGCATACTCCTCGATCTCGTCCTTCGGAGTTTCAGCCTGTACCTGCAACTTGGACATTACGTCTTCGTCTTCGGGTACCAGATCAGGCTTGGTCTGTGTCGCAGCCCAGTTGTACAGGTTCTGGAGTTCCTCAACCTGCGCTTCAGTGCGCTTGATGATTTCACTCAAGACCTGCTGGCGTTCAACCTGCTCACCCTTGATTGCATCAGCCATACCAGCGTTCTGGTCAATAAGGCGGATGATACTGCGGGCCAGCTTGAACTTGTAACTCCAGCACAAGGCTCCAAAGAGGAACGGCTTGTAGGAGTTCTCGCTCAGGTTCTCAACATCACCGAACTTGCTGATCACGTCCTCGATGATTTCCGTCTTGATGCGGTACTCATCTATCCGCCCATCTTCAGAACACTGAATCTGTGCGGCGGGGTCAACGGCTTTGTCAAGTGCAGTGGCTATTGCTGTTTTCTTGGTCATGATAGTGTTTCCTTTGGTTTATGGTTTAAGTTGTCGTGCTACTACGGTTGCCAGCTAACAGTACGCTGACTTACTATGGCGATTTGGATATCGAGTTCCTCGTCGCCCAGTTCATGATAGCTACAGTGGACTGAATCCTCTACAGCTATGAGTATGTCTTCAGGAGACTGCGTTGTTTGTATTCCTTCGCAGTAAGCTGAGAACGCGTCTGATCCATTTGTTAACTCCATTGAATGCGCCTCCAAGCGATTTCGTGGGTTTGATGAAGTAGCGTGTAGCGAAGAGCATGGCACTCAACATCAGTCCACTCATCATTGCGATCATCATGCCGCTGACTGTACCAGCGAACACGGCAACGAGTCCGAACGTCATGAGTACGTCGAGCCCTCCGTCTGTTATTTTCCGGGTTTGCTTGATCCTGAATAGTTTGAATAGGCCAAGCTTTGCCATCACGATGTACATCCCGGTGGCAGTCATCACTGCGAATAGTGCTGAAGTCATGAGATCCTCCGTTCATCGGTTAGTAGCATCCATCTTCCGATACGCAGCCACACCCAGTAGGTGTAGCGTTCAATGCGTATCCAGTGATTGGTAGCTAGGTTAGGGTTATCAAGCGCCATGTCTGGTATGTGTGTGAGCTTCATGAGTGATGTCCGCGACCAAAGCTGTCACGTGCACGGGCCATGTTGATAGCTTCTTCCATATCGATACCGAAATCAGTGTCGAGTCTGTAACCATTCTCGGTCAGGGTCTTGCGTATGAGCTGGTTGTTCCACTCACATTTCAAGCACATGGTGTCGAAGTTCATCTGAAGCATGCGTACTCCAGACGAGTTAATGATGTAGCAAAGATAAATGTTCATGATGTTTCTCCAAGGTTGAGCTGATTTACACAACCACACCGGTCGCGATATCAACACAAACCCGGCTACCCTGTGGGAGCTTGCGAGCACCCCGATCAATGCCCAGTTACAGCCGCCACATAGCAGTTGATCATCCGTGCCCGAAGACCAGCCCAGTCTCTAAACCAGCCCGGTGCATCGGTACAGGTCCATATTTGTTCATAGCTACCGTCTGCCCTTGTGTTCAGGCACATGGTCACACCGTATTCTTTGCACTCCATCACTGTAAGTATGGTGCTGAAGCGGAGTTTAACAGGCTTGGCATTGACTGCGGGAGTCATTGCTATCATCTTTGGTATTACGTTCATCACTCACCTCTATGAGTCCAGTGGGCTCTACCACGCACACACATTGTTTACATTTCAACCACATACAACTCTTTTACAACCTTCATCAACCTCATCTTCCCCACATCAACACCATTTCCACCTCTTCTCGAGTCTCCAATACCCACATTTAACCAACCTGCACACAATCAAGGACATAGAATTTTGACTCTTGAATAAGGCCCCATAGCATGACCCGGGGCCTCGTCCTCGGTTTTCTGTAGACGATTGTTCGAGCGAAGTACTCGGCACCCGGTTCTCGGTACTCGGCAGTCAGGCAGCCTCCCGTGCTTAGTCCTATCGAACAAACAGCCATGAGCTCATGACCCCACTGTAATCCAGCCCTTGGCCTGTGCACGAAAATAAGCACCGAGCCCTGAGGCCCGGTGCTTAGTGCTAAAGTACGATTTCAGCCATGAGGCCCATAAGCTCCCTGAGTTCAGGGAGCGATATGGCCTCGGGGATTGCGGCCTTGATGCGCATCGCCCGTAGTTCGTTGAAGGCCTCGTTGAGGCCAACACCGGTGTACGAGCGATACGCCTTAACTTCGTCCGCTGTAGGCTCGACGAACATTAGGCTAACAGCGCCCGGATCTTGAGACCGGTGAAGAAGCGCTTGAAGCCAAGTACGTGGTAGTGCGTGACCAGCTTGATGATAGTGATGAATTTGTTCATATGAATGCTCCAATGATGAGGCCGACTATGAAGCCGGCGAGAAAGTAAGACATGGTAGTACCTCGAAGCCTAGCTCCCGGAATGGGAGCTAGGCGGGTTGGTTAGAACGGGCGAGCGGCTCGCGATGACGGCTTAAGGTCATAGCGTTCATGCTCGGAATCACCGTCGTGATCTTTGGCGTAGTTCAGCCAAAGATTGAGCTTGGTGCCCTTGAAGACAACGTAACCCTTGTGGTTACGTTTGGCGAGCTCTTCGCCTTCGGCTGCGAAGGTGATGTCGCAGTACGTCCACTTGCGTCCGCCTATGGTCTTGAAGGCGACGCGATGTACCCCGTCCTTCTCGCCGAGTGCGATAAGGTGGGTAGGTGCGCCGCCTGTCTCTGACCAGTTGCCTGACCAGCAGCGTGTGCCGGGGAACATGGTGCCGTACAGTGGGTCGAACGCGAACTGTGGTTTGGTTGTGCTCATGGTATACCTCCAAGGTATATGTGTGGCAAGGACATGATTGCCCTAACTCACATAGTACATGGCTGTCCTGCGTGAGCTTGCGAGCGCGCTCTTGGTACATGCACTTGGAGATGTTTGCGCATAGAACAGGGTTATCGTTCTAGGTGTAAAGATCTCGCTCTTAGTGCATTGCCATGCAATGCGTCGTCGCTTTTGATCTTGGGTATAGGGTCGGGGCCCCCTCGAACTTCGTACGGAGAATCCGAATCCGAAGTGGGGTACCCAGTAGGGAAGACCCTATACACCCTACCAGCCCCGGACGGAGCCAAAATTTTACAAAAATATTTTTGACTTTTGTGCGAGGCACGAGGCGGCTTCATGCCCAGTACACTATCCAAAACCGCATGACCCCAAAGCTGATTGTCAACTTGAGGCCGGCGGATTGGAAACATTGACACAAAAACGCGGCAAACATGTGTCAGGGTCGCCAAAAATCCTTGCACTCAGTACCGGGTTGCTGTATGGTCTTGAGATTCGTAACAAAAAGGGCATAGCACACATGGCCGACACCGACCTACAAAACCTCGCCAAGGCTGACGAGCAAGCGCTTGAAGCTGAGTACGAGGGGCAAGAACCGCAACCGGACAAAGCTGTTTCCCCGAAGGAGCTTTGCTTTCTCAATCACGTGATATCCGGGCTCTCCCGGAGCGCGTCAGCAACAGCCGCAGGCTATAACTTCAAGAACCCCGCGAACGGAGCCTCAGCAATCATGAGGCGACCAGCCGTGAAGGCCATGTTCGTGGAGCTACAGGCCGCAGCAGCAGAGCGAGCCCAGATCACTCAGGACGACGTCATACAGGGCATGAAGGACGCGATCAATGACGCCCAGATGACCTCGGACCCGCAAGCCCAGATCGCTGGTTGGCGCGAGATCGCGAAGATGCTTGGCTATTACGCACCCAAGGTCACCAAGCTCAAGATTTCCAAGACCGAGGAGAAGGCAAAGCAGGAACTCAGTTCGATGACCGAGAAAGAGCTGATCGAAATGGCAGGATCAGAGGACGTGATTGAAGGTGAGTTTAGCCTCGTAGAGGACAAATCATGACCGAACCAACAGATAAGAGCGAAGACCATGTAAAAGGCAGCATGGAAGAAGGCTACCCAAAATCGCTCCCCACATCTGCTCACACCAAGCAATGTGTCCGATGTGAGCGTGAATACACAGGAATCCAGAAGGGATTCAACAAACAGATGCCGCATACCAAGCCCATCGAGTACCATACGGTGTGCAAGGTCTGCGAACACGAGGAAGTAGCGATACCAAGCTTCCGGCGACAGGCTGACCACCGGGCATACAGCCGGGAATACAGAAAAGCGGTGCAACGCGCTGCCACGGCCCAAGTGCATGCCGCCAAGGTGCAGCGTGACAAGAATCTGGCCATGGCCAACCGACCCGCGCTGGCCCGGAACGAGCTGGTCAAGCGGGAAATGTCCCGTAGGCGACTGATTAACTTCATAATGCGCTTCAACCCTGCGTACAAGCCGGGTTGGGTGCACAAACTGATCTGTGCCAAGCTGGAGTTTTTCAGCAACGCGGTGAGCCTCGAGATGAGTCCCCGGTCGCTGTTCTTCATGCCGCCCCGGACCGGGAAGTCTGAGATCGCTTCCAAGAACTTCCCAGCATGGCACCTCGGTCATAACCCCACGCACGAGATTATTGCCGCTTCGTATGCCGTTTCCCTGCCCATGGGATTTAGTAGGAAAATCAAGGCGTTGATAGACGATCCGGCCTATAAAGCGATGTTTCCCGGTGTCACTTTGAACCCCAACGCGCAGGCCACCGAAGGCTGGTACATCAATGCGGGCGGCGGGTACGTGCCAGCTGGCGTAGGCCTCGGCATCACCGGGAAGGGCGCGCATGTGATGATTATTGACGACCCGGTCAAGGACATGATGGAAGCTGACTCCGAAACAACCCGGAACTCAGTGTGGGATTGGTGGGATTCGACCGCTGAGACCCGCCTGTCCCCGGGTGGCGGCGTGCTGGGCATCCAGACCCGGTGGAATGACGACGACCTGAGTGGCCGGTTCCTGAATCAGGAGGCTGAGGCCTTGCGCGAGATCGAAGAACAGCGCAATGAGATCCTCGGACTTCTTTCCAAGGCTCAGGACGAGCGGACAGAATCGCTTTTGATCGACAAGTTGCGCCAAGACCTCGATGACGTCGATAGATCGGTCGAAGACGTGGTCCGGTGGGATACGCTAAGTCTCCCGGCCCTTGCCGAACATGACGAGTATGTCACTGAAGATGGGGAACTATTACTGAAAAAAGAAAAAGGTGCGCGCTTGGTAAGGCGCAAAGATGAGGCCTTACACCCCGAGCGGTATGACGAGTCATTCTATCGCCGAAAACGCAAGAGTTCGCAGCCCCGAATCTGGAGTGCGCTATATCAGCAGAATCCTGTCCCGGATTCTGGTATATTCTTCAAGGAGGATATGTTCAGGTTTGAACCGGTCGTTCCAGACTACACGAATTGGAATGTCTACATAGCTTGGGACTTGGCTATTGGCCAAAAGCACACAAACGATTATACTGTAGGAATAGTTGGTGCCCACGACTTCGACGACCAGATGCATATCATCAACGTCGTCCGGGTCAGGACAGATGAGGTCGCAGAGCTTATAATGGGCACTTCGGAGCCATTTAAGCGCCAGCTACAAGGAATTGGTATTGAGCAGGGGCAGATTCAGATGTCGGTAATGCCGAATCTGAGGAAGCTGATGAAGGAGAAGCACTGGTATCCAACGCTGGACGATACGTTGAAACCAGTCACAGACAAGACTGCACGGGCAAGACCGGCTCAAGGTTGGATGCAACAAGGGCGTGTGCTGCTCCCTAGCAACCAGCCTTGGGTCTCTACTTTTACGAACGAGCTCCTCCGCTTTCCGGGTGGGGCTCACGATGACCAAGTGGATGCGCTGGCATGGCTCATCCGCATGGTGGCAGAGAAATCGGCTCCCCGTCGCACACGGGCAGGCAAAAAACCCGACTCTTGGCGGGATAAACTTAAAGCGACGCGGTCGGTGGGCAACCACCAAGCAGCTTAACGGAGGATTGAAATGGCAAGCGATTATGCGCAGGTACAGGAACAGCTAGACCGGTACGTCTACGGACGAGACAACGGTCATACGGAATACTCCGTGAAAGCCCGAATGTGCGAGGATTTCTTCGAGGGCAAACAGTGGGATGAGGAAGCAAAGGCCAAGCTAGCCCGCGTCCGCAGACCCGCCCTTACGTTCAACAAAATCCTACCCAGCTGCGCTGCCATCTTTGGCGAACACCTGAACAACCAAGCCGATATCGGCTACAAGGCCTTGAAGAACGGCACGCAGGAGACTGCGGACGTCTTGGGCCGGCTCACCGTTCAGATCAACCAAGCCAATGAGATGCATTGGATGGAATCCGAGGTGTTCGCGGATGGGATTATTACCAGCCGGGGCTTCTTCGATGCCCGGATGAACTGGGACACGAATGTTTTTGGCGAAGTGGACATCAACCTGATGAACCCCCGGAACGTGGTCATCGACCCGGACGCCGAGGAGTATGACCCGGACAAGTGGAAGGACGTCATCACCAGCAAGTGGCTCAGCGAGAGCGACATTATCATGCTGTACGGCAAGGCCGTGGCGCAGGAGCTGGCAGGCAAACACACCAGCGGCCAGTACCTCGGGTACGACTTTATGGACACCCGGCCCGATACTTTTGGCGGCGAAGGCACCCGTCAGGCAGAGGGCGACAACAAATCAGGCCGCAGATGGCGTCAGCTGGAGCGCCAGTTCAAGACCGTCCGCCGCATGGAGCACTTCGTTGACATGGTCAGCGGCGAGACCCGGGTCATCCCCGAGGGCATGCCAAGGGAAAAGATACAGCTAATTATGCAAGAATTTGACGTTCAGGTGATGACCCGGAACACCGAGGTAATCGACTGGAGAGTCACCGTGGACGACCAGATGGTCCACGACGAGCAGTCACCGTACCAATACTTCACCGTCGTACCGTTCTTCCCGTTCTTCCGCCGGGGCCGCACCATTGGGCTGGTCGAGAACATGATTGACCCGCAGGAGCTGTACAACAAGGTCCGCTCGCAGGAGCTGCACATCGTCAACACCACGGCCAATAGTGGCTGGAAGGTCAAGACCGGTGCGATCCAGAACATGAGCATCGAGGACTTGGAGGAACGCGGAGCAGAGACCGGCCTCATCGTCGAGCTGAACGACACGGGTGACATGGAGAAGATCACGCCCAACACCGTACCAACGGGTATGGATCGGATCAGCTTCAACGCCGCCACCGACCTGAAAGAGATCTCAATGGCCTCCGACAGCATGCGCGGTTTCGACCGGGCAGACGTGGCAGCCAAGGCCATCCAAGCCAAGCAGGCACAGGGCTCAACCAACTACACCAAGGTGTTCGACAACCTGAACTACACGCGGAGGCTACTTGCAAAGCGTGTTTTGAGCATGGTACAGACCTTCTACGTCGAGCCCCGTATATTACATATAACCGGCAACAACCCGGGTCAGGACGACGAAACGATTGCTGTGAACGAGGTATCTGCGGAAGGCAAGGTAGCCCGGGACTTGACCGTGGGCGAGTATGCTGTCACAGTGTCGTCCATCCCAGCCCGCGAGACCTTCGAGGAAAGCCAGTTTGAGCAGGCCGTTCAGCTGCGCGAACTTGGTGTTGACATCAAGGACGAGATTCTCGTCGAGAACTCACACCTCGCTCGCAAGCACGAAATTGCCAAGGAGATTTCCGGTGAGCCAACAGAAGAGGAAGCAGCATTGCAGGAAGAACTCGCCGAGCTTGAAGTGGAAGCCAAGCGTCTTGAGAATAGGAAAGCTGCTGCCGACCAGAAGAAGACTGAGGCAGAGGCTGCTCTTACGCTTATTCGGGCTCAGCAGACCGCGCTCGAAGATCCCAACGGCGCAGAAGGTAAAGCCTCAGACGACGAGATCCGTTTGGTTGAGGCAGAGGCAGATCGGGTCGCCGAGATCGCTAAGCTCAGCCTTGAAAAGTATGAGATTGATCAGAAGATGGGGATCGAGCGAGAGAAACTGGCGCTCAAGAAGGAGGAGATTCGTCTCCAAGAACTGGAGATCCGCAACAACGCCATCGCGTCAGAACGCGAGGCCCGGCAGAAGGCTGTAGACGGGAAGGCCAAAGAGAAGGCCGACGCGAAGAAAGATTCAAGTAAGGGGGCGTCAGAATCGTCTGGCAAACCGAAGGAAGGAGCTAAATAATGGCTGATAAAGATATTGATTGGGACGACCCCAAAGCCGTTGCTGCTGCACGTGGCGACAATCCCGAGGACGAAGACGAGGTGAGGGAAAACCTACACCGCACCGACGCCGAGCAGAAGGAAATCGACGACAAGGCTGCTGCGGACAAAGAAGCGGACGACAAAACCAAGGCCGACGCCAAGAAAGCCGATGAGGACAAGGCTGCCGAGGACAAAAAGGCGGACAAGGATGCGGACACTGACGCGAAAGCCGATGATGACACCGACACAAAAGCCGAGGATAAGGACGACGACAAGAAGGAAGCAATGATTCCGAAGTCTCGTCTGGATGCCAAGAGTCGTCAGAACAAGGCGCTTCAGGACCGGCTCGACCAGATTGACCGGGACAAGGCGGCAGATGTCGTGGCAGCCAAGAACGATGACGCCCGTGGCGTAATCGAGACCGAGCTGGCCAATCTGGACAAGGCGATCAACAAAGCCATCTCAGACGACAAGATGGACGAGGCCGCAGAACTGCGTGGCGAAGTCCGTGCCAAGGAACGGGAACTCTGGCAGATGGATATGGACGAGTCCTCAGCCGACGCCACCACCGACGCCCGGGAGCAGGTCCGACTGGATATGGCCATCGATCACATCGAAGCCACCCACGACGAGTTCAACCCGGAGTCAGAGGGCTACTCACAGGAAGTTGTGGACAAGGTACAGGAACTGAGAAACGGGTTTGTTGCCACCGGCAAGTACACCCCGACGCAGGCTCTGCTCCGCGCCATGGACTTCGTCCTGCCGAAGAAGGCTGTCAAGGACATCGGCGATGCCTCTGACAACCCGGAAGCCAAGGCCAAGAAGGAAGATGAACTCCGGAAGGCTGGGCTGAAGAAGGCAACCGACGCGGCCAACAAGAGCCCGGCTGACGCCAAGGGTACCGGCGACGATGCCGATTCCGCTGGCATCAAGGACGGGATCAACATCGACAAGCTGTCCTACGAGGACGTGGCCTCTCTACCCGAAGCCACCCTCAAACGGATGCGGGGCGACACACCAGCATAACCCGCTTGACATGTATTCGCTCACGGCTTAAACTTCAGTATATCGAAGCCGTGAGCGATACAGCGGGGCCCATCGTAACAGCCTGAAAAGAGTCGCACCTCGAGTTGATACACGATACGTATCTAAAAACCGTAGTATGAACATTCGAGCCACTATGTGGCATTGTGCGATAATTTAAGGAGGGACTATATTATGTCCGCAACAAATTTTGCCAACCTGACCGGCCACGAGAAAAAGGTCTGGTCAATGGACTTCTGGAACAAGGCACGCAACATGTCTTTTCTGAACAAGTTCACTGGCGACAGTGAGGATTCTCTCATTCAGCGCATCACTGAGCTGAAAAAGGATGAGAAGGGTGCTCGCGCCGTCATTACGCTGGTTAACGACCTCGAAGGTGACGGTCGTGCCGGAGATCGTCAGCTGGCCGGTTACGAGGAAGCATTGACTTCCGAAGAGCAGGTCATCCAGATCGATCAGCTTCGCCACGCAAACCGGAACACCGGTCGCATGGCCGATCAGCGCACCATCATCAATTTCCGTGAGCAGTCTCGCAACAAGCTGGCCTATTGGCTGTCTGACCGCTATGACCAGCTCGGCTTCCTGACTCTGTCGGGTGTCTCGTACGCGAGTCACACCAACGGTGCCGCACGTGTTGGCTCCGATCTCGCACTGCTTGAGTTCGCCGCTGACGTTGTTGCTCCTTCTGCTGACCGCTTGTTCACTATTGACAACGCAGTCACCAAGGGCTACATCAGCACCAAGCTGAACTCTGACGCTACCTTCACGGTCGCGAACAGCGCTATCAGCTGGCAGGCTCTGGTTAACCTGAAGGCAATGGCCAAAGAACGCTACATCCGTCCGATTCGGACCAAGGATGGAGTTGACTTCTACCACGCCTTCCTGACCCCAACCGCAATGGCTTCACTGAAGACGGATAGCGATTTTATCCAGATGCAGCGTGACGCTGGCAAGCGCGGCTCGGGTAACGAGCTGTTCAAGGGTACCGATACGCTGATGGTTGATGGTATTGCCATCTCCGAGTATCGCCACGTGTATAACACGAAGGGTCTGGCTTCCGGTAGTCGCTGGAAGAACGACGGTACTGTACACGGTTGTCGTGTCCTGTTTTGTGGCGCTCAAGCAATGGGCTTCGCTGACATCGGTATGCCAACATGGGTCGAAGAGGATCGCGACTTCGAGAACGTGAACGCCATTTCTACCGGCAAGATTGCAGGCTTCTTGAAGCCTCAGTTCGAAGGTAAGCTGGTTGGCGGCATGAGCTCTGGTGTTGTGGAAGACTTCGGCGTAATTTGCCTTGACGTCGCAACCAACTAAGGAGGAATGAAATCATGGGTTTCGTTGCTAACACACTTAACATCCGTTCCGAAGGCGCACAAGCAAAGAAAGTCGCCCGAGGCGTATTCGCGCAGTCTGATCTGGGAGCCGCGTCTGATGACGTAGCTGTCGTAGGTCTGCCCGAAGGTGCCGTCATCACGGATTGCCACTTGATCGTGGACACTCTGTTTGATGGTACTACTCCAACCCTGACCGTAGAGGTTCTTTCTCTCGACGGTTCAGATCTGGCAGCAGCAGTTGTGCTGGACTCTGCGCAGTCGAGCGCCGGTGTAGGCCGGTTCTCCACTCCGATTGTCACTGGCGTTGCGATCCCGGAACCATCCGTGGTTACGGTCAAGAACAATGTCGCTGATAGTACCGTAGGTGCTGGTGCCGTGGAAGTAGAGTACTACGTCCAAGGCCGGTCAGACGAGAACGCAGACTAAGCTGCACCCGTAGTAAGAATGGAAGGAGCCCCACCCGGGGCTCCTTTTTCTAAGTTGTATCAACTAAGAGGAACTGCACTATGAGCAACAAAATGATGTACATGCCCAGAGACTTCGTCTTACGATCAAAACATGGCCATGCAATCGCATTCGTAGCGAACGAGCCTGTCCGTGTCCCTTATCCAGTTATTGACGAAGCCATCGCCCTTGGCGCTGTGTTCGCCAACAGCGAAGACCAGAAAGTCCTTGCCCCAGAAGAGAAGGAACTGAAAACCCCTGATCTGGGTTTCGAGCGGGAACAGAAGATCTATGACGCAATGATCTCGCTGGCCAATGAGAACGACCCCGAGAAGTTCACTCCCGGCGGCAGACCGAAGTTGAAGGTACTGACCGAGATGGTGGGCTACGACGTTGACCAGAAAGAGTGCCAGACGCTCTGGAAGAAGGTCATGCAAGCCCGGGCCAACGCTGACTAATGGCTCTCACCGCCACAAATCTTGTAGCAATATTTCGCTCTGATATGAGCGATCCGGAGCTCCCCGGCAGCGGGGATGACTCCGATTCATTATGGCTGGACAGTGAGATCGAAGACTGGCTGGCCGAAGCGCAGCGCGAGCTGTGCGAAGAGGTTGACATCCTGTTCGATGCTACCTCGTACGATCTCACCACAGCAGACGGCACTGACCTGTACGCGCTGGATGATGACATTACTAAGGTGCGCCGAGGCAAAGTTGCTGGTGGCCGCACCCTCGAAGCAGTCTCCGTGAAGGAGTTGCTCCGCCGCTACCAGCCGACCAGCTTTGAGCTGACTGTCACAGACTGGGAAGGCATGCAGGGTGAACCGGACTACATCGTGATGGACTACGAGGTAGGCTACGTGAAGCTGGTCCCTGAGCCCGTCGGCATCGAGACAATCGAGTTGCATGTGTACCGGCTCCCTGTAGCTGATGCCATGGAGATACCGAACAAGTACAGGCGTGACCTTCTGCACAAGGCCAAGTATCTGGCCTTTATGAAGGACGACGTGGACTCACAGAATTTGCAGAAGGCCGCTTACTACGAGGATAAGTGGGAGCAGGCCAAAACGAAGATTGACAAACAATTTAAGCGCGCCAACCGAGGGCCGCAGGTCGTAGCTTACAAGGGGTTGTAATGGCCAAGAAAATACCATTTGGGAGAGGACTGGAACGAACGCTCGGCCCGAAAGCTCGGTTCGACAGGAATTTCAAACGTGTCGAACAACTGGTCAGCCGCGACCCAGAGTTCCGTGCGGGTGCTGCCGGTGCCGAACGCAGGCGGGGCTTCCCTAAACGGGTGCAGGCATCACAGGGCTTTGGTGACAGGCGCGTCAACCCCAAGCGCACACCATCAGCAGCCGCACCACGCCGCGCAGCTCCTAAGCGAGCTCAGGCAGTCTCACGAGCAGCAGGCGGCATAGGCAAAGCACTCCGGGTATCGCCGGTAGGCCTCGCGGCCTCAGCCCTCCTACAGCCGGGCAAGCTTGGGGACGCCACAAGAGGCACCCCGATGAATTCTCCAGCCGAGGTCAAACGCATCCTCGCGGAGCGGCGTCGTCGTAAAGCACGCCGCATTCCGAGCGGCATGGCGAGAGGCCTCACCCGCAGCACTGGGGGCGTACGAAATTGACCAAGCAAATCACAGATAAGGATCTTGTTGAACTCACCTTTCCACTCGGTAAGAACACCGTGGCCAAGGAAACAGACATGCCCGATGGCTCAGCACGTGAGCTACTGAATGTCGATATCAACAATTCTGGCAAGCCCAGCCGTCGTAGGGGCTTCACATCAGTTTACTCCGGGGCCGGTATCCACAGCCTCGTCAGCACCAAGCAGCACACTTTCTTCTGCGAGGGCACTGCCCTCAAGCAGTTGTTACCGAATTTCACCGCTACATCTGTAAGAACGGGGCTCGACCCCTCCGTAGGACTCAGCTATGCGGAGGTGGACGGGCGTGTGTACTATGCAAATGGAAGCCAAAAGGGGGTGATCACAGAGGACGCCGTTAATGCTGAATGGGGCGTGGAAGCTCCGGTGGGGCAGCCTAACCTAGCCGTAACAGCGGCTGGTGGACTCGATGCGGGAACGTATCAGGTTGCTATAACTTATGTCTCTGCTCTCGGTGAAGAATCAGGTACGGGTCGTGCAGCCTTGCTTGAACTCTCCGTGAGTGGAGGCATTCTAATTTCGGACATCCCGCAGAGCAGCGCGGATTCCTGCAATATCTACGTCAGCCCTGCAAACGGCGACGTACTGTATCTGGTAAAGAACGTCCCTATGGGCACGGTAAGCACCACGGTACAGAGCACAATCAACTTCAGCCGCATGCTGGAGACCCAGTTTATGGAGGAGGTTCCCGCAGGCCACATCGTACGGTACTTCAAAGGCCGCATGTGGATGGCTGTTGGCGATCTCCTCATCTTTACCCCGTCCCTGCGATACGGTCTATTCGACCCACGGCACACATACTTTCGCTTCGCAGCGCGGATCGACATCGTGCAACCCGTTGAGAACGGGCTTTTTGTGGTCGCCGGGGAGAAGACTTACTTCCTCGCAGGCACGAATCCTAAAGACATGAGCCAGTCAGTCGTGTATCATGAGGGGGCAGTCGAAGGTACAGGCATGTCAGTCCCGCCCAAGGTGCTCAAGTCAGACAACGACCTGATCTCCGGGACCGACGCAGAGGACGTCCCAGAGTATGTGGCGTACTGGTTCTCGACCACAGGAGCCGTATTCGGGTTCCCGGGTGGCGTGATCAAGCCCGTAACCGAGGACAGGATCGCAGTATCAGAATATGGACAAGGTGCCACCTTCCTCCGGGAAGAGGGCGACACGAGACAGTTGATTACAGCCTTAACCAATAAGGGCGACGGAAGTGGGTTTGGTGCGGTGGACACAGCAACTGCTGAGGTTCGCCGAAACGGGGTTGTATTAACTTAAACTAAGAGGTAATTGTTATGATCGGATTGAATGAATCGCAGCGTAAGGAAGCTGCCCGGGACGTACGCAATGGCGCGTACGAAATGAACGAAGATAATGAGCTGTACCTGCCAAGACAGAAGCTGCTCGTCGGTGGACGTTTCGGTTCCGAGGTGCGAAACCGTTTTGGTGACATCATCGCGCCATATGAGGAAGGCCCAAACATCATCGTCAACGAAGGCTTGAACCACATTCTGAATGCGGTTCTGCATGGTGAGACACAGGTTGATCCTTGGTACGTCGGTATCCACAAGGCGAACGTTGCCGTTGTTGCTGGAACCACGGGTGCCACGGTATCGTCTGCCACCACCGAGATCGTTGGCTCTGACGTTTCAGAAACCGTTCGCGAGACATATGTGGAAGCGGAAAGTACTGCCGAGTCCACCACCAACTCAGCGAGCAAGGCGTCTTATACGAGCGCAGTTACCATGACCATTTATGGCGCATGGCTGATCTCGACAAGTGCTTTTGGTGACACCGCTGGCAAGTTGCTGGCTGGTTCGCTGTTTGGTTCAAGTCGCGCACTCGTTGCTTCTGACGAGCTGTTGGTGACTTACACCATCAACGCCACAAGCACGTAGTAATACCCTGATGCCCGCACAGCATCAGACAGAGTATTGCCACGTCAACACAAAGACTGGCGAGATTCTTGAAGGCCCGATGGCACTGCCCCAGAACTGGGGCAGTGTCGCAGGGTTCCATCACCTCAAAGGAAAAGACCTAACCAAGCACAACTGGTACCCGGTGCGCGACGACGGAGTCGTACGCGAGGGAGCCGAGTTCACCATGCTGTTTCTCCCTGAGCACTCCGTAGTATTGAAGGTACCGCTCGGCGACAAAGTTTACCGGGGAGGCACGCGCTACGCCACCCTGCAACTGTATGCAATGTTCGAGTTCTTCACGGTCATGGGATTCTACTCCACCGTGCTGGGCACAGCGTACAAGTTCCCCAACAAGCAGTGCGAGCATATACACAGGCAGAACTGCTTAGCAATCGAAGAGGACTACACCTGTATGGCCGAGACGCTGGACAGGGAGTGCGTGCGCGTAACCGTACCGCACAATAAGCTAAAATCGCTAATGAAGGATGCAGTGAACTCGCACAACCAGCAGCTCGAGAAGTTGTTCGTTGGGCTGAAAGATATCCAGAGCGCCACGGACGCGCAGCTGATCGCCCTATTGGATACCAACCTCGCCGATTACTATGGCTAAATGGAAACCCACATTCTATAGGACGAACGGACACCCGGGCGCAACAGCCCCGTTGCGCAAGGTCGCGACCAAGTTCCTGACAAACATGAAGCACCGCAACGAGGAGCTGGGTAACTATATAAACCCCGTTCAGCGCTTCCAGTACGACGGTATCAAGTTCGTGCTGTCCTCCCTCCCCGGCTACGACATAGTCGATATCACCGTGCCCTTTGAACCGGGCGAGGAAGAGGTGGGTGGCACCGCAGAGATATACAGTGGATTCTGGGAGCCGCGTGTCCAAGCCCACGGCATTGGGCACTACCTTCGCTGGTTCCCATCGGACTATGAGCTTTACAACAGCGACTCTGTAACACCCATTGGTCTTGGTGCGTCAGTCGATGGAGCCTCGGAAGAACTGTCAGACCCCATGCCTCCCAACAGGTGGATGTACAACGACTACAGCCCCGGCGGAGTCGGTCCCGATGACGGCAGAGAAGAAGCACCTTGGTTCAAGGACACCGGGCAGCAAGTCTCAGCCGCATCAATACACCCGGGCAAGTATTCCGGGAAGCTGCGCGAGCTGGTACAGATGCAACTTGGTTATGGACTCCTGCCGCAATTCAACTACACCGCCAGCAACTCGAACGGCATACACCTCGAAGCGCTGGACGATGACGTCACGCGTATATGGCTGTACCAGATCTCTGCGACCAACGGCATAGTCATGCAGGTAATGATGGACTACACAGACGCCAAGTTCGAGAAGGCCGAGCGGCTAAAGACCGGGGAGATCCCTCCAGAGATAACAGAGCAGGAGTGGTTCTCCACGCAGACTTCGTTCGACAGCAGCAAACCACTATATACAAAGGCCGAATGGGACGCGCTCCCAGAGGCAGAGAGGCCGGCAATCACAACGGTAACGTTTGAGTTACTATCGGCTGCCGCGTACTTATCCGTGGTTTCCGAGTACGGAGCATATGGCGACTACGGCTGGTCGTTCAACCCAGCGGGCACCAGCGCGGTGTTCTGCGGCATGGCTTGGAACACTCCGGGCGGCGGAGGCTTGGCCGCTAACTACAAGTCCAACCTGCTCACGGTGACGCTCAACCCCACCGCATTCACTGCATCTGTTAGCGGGGCCGGGGATACCCCGTTCCTCATGGACAGCGCCTTCGATCACGTGAAGTTCCCAAACTCCGATGGCACCCTTGAAACCGTGTACTTCTGGAAAGGAGAGAACGGGTTCAAAGGCACGCAGCCGAGTTCCAGCTACACCGCACCAATCTATACATACTACAACCTAAATGGAGCGCTGGAGACCGTATCGTACACATACACCGCCGGGACTTACGAGACCCAGAACGGGGGTTCTGGTTTCGCGCTCGGGTGGGCGGAGTATATAGCGTGCCGGGAACCCAACGCAATCAGCCCGACGAACTACAACTACGCCGCCTGCGGCGCTGGCCAGTCGGGCACCGGAACTATGGGCGCTAGACACGGCTTCACCTCCTCTATAACAACTCCCGACAGCTTCGACAATTTCCTAGGGTACAGAGGCTCGTGGAGCTCGGCTAAGGATCTGGCCCCACCGACTTATTTCGGCCCATCCAGCAACCTGAAAATATCTTATGGCCCAACCACGAGCCGCCCCGCCGGGATGAACATGGACTCACAGTATTTGGAACTTGAGCACGGGAACTGGGGCGGAGCGACCGAGAGCGTGCTGATAATCCCCAGCTTCGAGCGCTTGGGGTATTACCACTACAAAAGCCTGCAAACCACGCTGTCCAGCGGTAGTCTTTCGCTCGCCGCAGAGTATATTTATGAGCACGGCACCCCGGTACGCCAGTATGGCGACGGGTCTATAGGCAGCGACGACTGCGAGTATAATGCCTGCACAACTGCGGCCACTGGCCGTATTGGCAATCGCTGGCCTTCCTCAGACACGCAACCAAACTACTACCTAGCACGGAACGCAACCGCAGATACGCTCTTCCCTATACATACAGCCTGCTCCCCCAACGATGCGAACGATTGTTTCAGCGACTTGGACGGAGTGGTATACACAAACGGAGCCCCGGCACCCATTCTCTCCGGGCACACAAAGGACGACACGACCTATGTAGGCGGGCTTATGCTCCCCGACGGCAGCAGCATAGCCTTCTCAGACGACGAGATCGTGAACCAAAGCAGCCCCTTTAGGGAGAGTAGCTCTTCCTACGGGTACCAAAGCGTGGTATCATTGTTTGATACATTCTCAGGTAAGTACATATTTTCTATGCCAGAAATCGCTATGACAGCGAGAAAGCACACAGCCACAGGCTTTCCAGATGATATCACCAAGACAGGTGTGTTATTCTCTGGTATGCCATATTTCCTATAGGGATCAAAAATGTCTGATTATAAAACGGAAGTTCTAGCTCTCACCCCTGTGGGCTATTGGCGTCTCGGCGAAGCATCCGGCACCAACGCAGTTGACGAGGTCGGCACCAACGACGGCACATACACCAACACTCCGACGCTTGGAGTCACCGGCGCACTAACCGACGACTTGGATGACGCCGCAACATTTGCTAGTGCCAGCTCTGAGCACGTTGCCTTTGGAGACATACTGGACTTCGAACGCACAGACACGCTCTCTATTGCCGTGTGGTTCAAGACAACCACTGCGGCAGAACAAGCCTTCGTCAACAAGATGGACGGTGCTGGAGGTAACTATGCTGGATATGACTTCAGGGTAACTGCCACTGGTGAGGTAAAGTTCAGCCTCCAGAACACAGCGGGCTCAAACCAAGTGAACGTTAACACTGTCACCACTGGGTTTGATGATGGCAACTGGCACTTCGCTGTTATCACATACGACGGTTCGTCCACCGCCGCAGGGATCACCATCTACGTGGACGGAGTAAGCGAGGCGCTTAGTATTACGTCGGACACGTTATCCTCCACCACACTAACCTCTGTAGACCTTCAGATTTCCGGCAGGCAGGACAATACTATCTTCTTCGATGGCTCTCTCGACGAAGTAGCAATCTTCGACGCAGAGTTGACCGCGAAGAACGTCGCACGCTTGTACCACACGGGTATGGGCGCACTCGACCGCTACCCGCAGGACGTACTCGGACTCCTCCCCGTAGGCTACTGGCGGCTAGGCGAAGCCTCCGGCACCAACGCGGTTGACGAACTTGGTTCCAACGACGGCACATATACAAACACACCCACTCTCGCGGTAGACGGCGCAATATCTGAGGACGCCGACACAGCCGTTACGTTCGCCAGCGCCACCGACGAGCACGTAGACATGGGCGACGTGCTGGACTTTGATTACAACGAGCCTTTCACACTGGCCGCGTGGTTCAAAACAAGTTCTGCCACCACTCAAATTATCGCGGGTAAGACGGAGGGAGTAACCAATTTTCGCGGGTACAAGATAGGAGTATCAAGCACCGGTGCTCTCGACTTCAAGCTGGTTAGCGTGACAACCTCCAACGAAATTATCACCGCGACCACCGCCACAGGCTTTGATGATGATGCATGGCATTTTATGGTCGCGACATACGATGGAAGCGGCAACGCGTCCGGCGTCAACATATATGTTGACGGAGTAGCGGAAGCACAGACGGTCGCTCAGGACACACTCACCACTACTACCGTGCACGCGGAGAACTTCCAGATCGGCGTGCAATCCGCGACTATATTACCCATGGAAGGCTCCATTGATGACGTAGCAGTATTCGCGCACGAGCTGTCCGCAGCAGAGGCGCTGTTCTTATACGACTCAGGTGTGTATGTCACACCCGTCGCCGGACTGGATGACGACTACCGCAACAAAGTTCTGAGCTTGCGCCCGCTTGGTTACTGGCGTCTTGGCGAAGCATCTGGAACAAACGCAGTAGACGAGATGCTCCGCAACGACGGCACATACACCAACACTCCCACCTTGGGAGCCACCGGGTTGCTTACAGGCGACGCGGACACAGCAGCAACGTTTGTCTCTGCCTCTTCAGAGCATGTCATTATGGGCGACGTACTTGACTTCGACCACGACGACCCGTTCTCTATATCTTTTTGGTTCACCACAAGCTCAACCGCTAACCAAATCTTGGTCAGCAAGCGCGAGAGCACGGGCAACTTTCGTGGGTACGAACTCACACTAACCAGCGGAGCGTTGCGCTTTGTGTTGGCCAACACTCTTACAACGGTAGACTTGGTGGTGGACACAACCGCTACGACGTTCGACGACGGTGGCACGTACTTTGTAACATACACGTATGACGGATCGGGCAATGCCAGCGGAGTAAGCATCTACGTAAACGGAATGGCGGAAGCCCTGACAACCGTGCGAGATTTGTTAGCTAGTAGCACAACAGTTAGCGCAATAAGCCTGCACCTATGTATGCGCAACGGTGGAGCAACACCACTCGACGGCACCTTAGACGAAGTAGCAATCTTCGGTTATGAACTTAACCAGAAGGACGTTGCGGCCATGTACTACAAAGGCTTGGACAAGAGCGGCTACGAGTACGAAGTCATGGCGCTCGCCCCCACGAGTTATTGGCGCTTGGGCGAAGGCTCTGGCACCAACGCAGCCGATGAGATGGGAAACAACGACGGCACGTACGTTAACACCCCAACGCTAGCACAAACTTCGCTGGTACCTGTCGATCTAGTAGACACAGCCGTGCAGTTTGATGGTGTAAACGACTATGTTGACATGGGCGACGTACTGGACTTCGAGTACAACTTACCATTCTCGTTCTGTATGTGGTACGACGGCTCGGACTCTAATGGCCAGCTGCTCACAAAGTACAACGCGAGCACACCGAAGGGGTTTACGTTCCACACCGACACCACGCAGATGGCCTTCATTTGGAGAACAACCACTACCTCCAACGAGATGAAGATATTCTATACTGCGTCCGACCACGTGTGGGACGGCAACCCGCACTTTTTAATGGTCACGTATGATGGCTCGACCAATGCCAGCGGCGTCCACTTTTATGTAGACGGCATCGAGCAAGTACCAACGGTCAGTGCCGATACTCTTTCTTCTTCGCCCGCCATACCAACCTCCTTCAACTTGGGCGCATCGAACGATGCCGGTTCAGGCACCATACCACTGGCTGGCGTCTTGGACGAGGTCGCTGTGTTCGAACACGAGCTCTCCGCAGCCGAAGGCCGCAAGCTGCATGCGTATGGGCTCGCTCTGTTGGCGGACGACTCATACGCACGTGAGGTTCTGTACCTCAGCCCACTTGGTTACTGGCGTCTGGGCGAACTGTCCGGCACCGTGGTCGTGGACGAGCTCGGCGTTAATAATGGTACGTACGTGGGCAGCCCAACCTTAGGAGTAACC